GTTTGGCACAATTTCGTCTTTTTGCTATTTAAAGAAAAACAAGCATGGCTTCAACGCTAACACCATCAACCGCAACGGTTCAAATTGTCGAAAGTCTAACGCTCGGAGTTGACAGAGGTGCAACACATACGCGCACCATTAACAACATTAGCGAGGCGGACAGACGAGTTCTATCCGTTCCTTCAGCTTCTGAGATTACCATTTTGTCGGTCGGAACTGCCAACGCTCAAGGAACTTTTGTAAGGTCTAACATCCGTTACATTCGAATCACCAATCTTGACAATACGAACTTTATAAGGGTTCGAGTTTCAAGAAGTTCACATGACACTTTTGATTTGAAGATTCCAGCGGGTGCGACCTTTATGGTTCACACGGGAGATATCAGCGCAAACTCAAGCGGTTCTTCTTTTTCATCATTCGAGGAGTGGGATGTTATTTCCGCGCAAGCAGATACGGCAGACGTTGACGTGGAAGTCTTTGCAATTACGGTTTGATAAACATCGAACGAAATAGCGCAAACGAGATAGCGTTGACCCTGACTGAAAAGGGAACGGCTGCTTACTACCTGTTCAAATTCCAGTCGGACAACACGGAGGCGGTGGAGTACTGCATTGCTACGGATTCAAGTCTTTACCCTGAGCGCTTTAACAAGTTCACTATTACAGAACAGACAAGCCCAGACAATCTGAACGCAGAGGTGGAACTTCCAACAGAGGGACAATGGCGGTACTTCGTTTACGCTAACTCTTCCGCGACCAATTTAGACCCGACAGGATTGACCGAATTAGAATCGGGAATCGTGAAAGTAACGGGAACAACAACACCAGTAACCACCTACTCAGGCGGCAACTCAAACTATGTAGTCTATGGCTCTTAAAATTTTAAACTTCGGAGCGCATAAAGTACCGACCTTCAAGGAGGCGAGGGGCAAGGATTGGATTCTATTCGGAGACGAAGGCGAGTACAAGAACCGTTACCCTGAGTACCTTCTGAACCTCTACCGTAGAAGTGCCAAGCATCACGCTATAATCAACTCCAAGAAAGACTACGTAGTTGGTCAGGGCTGGTCAGTAGATGCGGAAGGGTTGGACACTATGGCGCTTGCAAGGCTTCAGCAGTTCATAAATGAGCCTAACCAATACGAGTCGTTAAACGACATCTTGGAGAAGGTTGCACTTGACTACGAACTTTACAACGGCTTCGCTTTAGAAATCGTTTACAACCAGCTGAACGACAAGATAGCGGCTATTTACCACGCTGACTTTGCACGTTATCGTTCAAACGAGGATGGTACGAAATACTACTACTCCGAAGATTGGAAGAAACATAACCCAGTAGTCGAAGAAATAGACGCTTTCAACTGGAAAGAGCCAAGCGGTAAGCAGCTACTTTACGTCAAAGGGTACTCACCCGACTGCAAATACTACCCATTGCCTACCTATTTGGGGTCAACGGGTTACATTGACCTCGATATCGAAATCCAGAACTATCATATTTCTGCGGTTCGTAATAACTTTGTTGTTTCAAGTATAATATCATTTCATAATGGCACGCCTACGCTTGAGGAGCAAGAGGAAATTGAGCGGCAAATAAAGGACAAGTTTACGGGAACGGACAATGCTGGTTCGTTTGTTTTAAACTTTGCCGATTCGCGAGAAAGAGGCATAGACATACAACGCCTAAACGGGAATGATGACGACAAGCGTTTCGACATCTTAAATAAGACCGTTCAAAGAGAAATCTACGCTGGTCATCAAGTAACTGACCCAGCACTCTTTGGAATCAAAGAAGATGGAATCTTCACGAGCAGAAACCAATTGGTAGATAGCTTTGAGTTATTCCAAAACACCTACGTAAACAACCGACAGCAGTTTATCGAAAGGGTGTTCAATGAGCTGGCAGCATTGCAAGGACTTTCGAACAGGTTGTTTATTCAAGACACCGAGCCAATTTCTATTCAGTTCAGCGAAAACACGGTTGTTAGCGTAATGACCCAAGAAGAAATCCGCGAGAAAATCGGACTTCCTAAACTTGAGCAACCACTACAAGCTGCCAAGACTTCAAAGGATGAGGACGATGTTCTTGTGGAGTACTTCAAGAACTGCGGCTCGACAGACTACGAACCAGTCGGAAATGGCAAGGCGTTAAACTTTGAATCTGAAACCTCCGCAAGATTACACGAGGAATTGAATCGAAAGTATTGGTTTGCTGAGATAGACCCGTTGGATACGGCTATCTTGAACATCCTAAAGGAGAACCCAGCTACTCCATTCCTTGCAATAGCTGAGCAGCTACAATTATCCATTGAAAGGGTAATGGCTGGACTTCAAAGACTCAACGAAGCGAACGCTATCAAGATAGCCATTGACGAGGTGCTTGATTCTACGCAAAGAGCCGTAGAAGTAACCAAAGAAGGCGAGCGGTTGCTTGAAGAGATACCACCAGTTGAAGAGGAGTTCGTTATCCGTTACGTTTACTCTAAACGACCAGAGGCAAGCGGTGCGGCTATCATTCCAACTACCCGACAATTCTGCCGCGAACTCGTAACAGAAACAGAAGCTGGTAAGAGTTGGAAGTTGACCGAGATTAAGGACATCGGAGTTTCCAATAATAGAAACGTTTGGATGCGAGGCGGTGGCTTTTGGGGAAAGTCTTACCATTGCCGACACTATTGGGAGCAGAAACTTATGAGAATTAAGAAGAATGGCTAACGTACTATTCATATCTGAAACGTTTCTCAAGGACAACACGCTCCTTCATGAGAATATCGACTTCAAATATCTGCGACCCGTGGTGTTGATGTGTCAGGACATCCATATCCAGCACAAGATTGGCACTACTCTTTACAACGAGTTGAAGACGCAGATAACCAACTCCACGTTAACGGCTGCGAATACCACTCTTTTGGAGGATTACATACAGCCTTCTTTACTTTATTGGGTTCAAGCAGAAGCACCGACCGCGATAAGCTACAAGTTCCTAAATAAAGGAGTGCATCAGCAGAGTTCTGAGAATAGCTCCAACGCTTCGCTTGACGAAATCAACTTCATTTCAAAAAGATACAAGGATAAGGCGGAATGGTACACCGAGAGGCTCGTTACTTTCTTGCTGGAGAACGAATCGGATTACCCAGCTTACGCGAACCCTGACGACGGTCTTGACACTATCCAACCCGATACACGAACCTACACTACAGGAATGTTCTTAGGACGCAGACCGAAGTTCATCAGTTTAGAGGATAAATATGAGTACAAACGCAAGTAAGAGAAATCAAGCGAAGCTAAAGAAGTATGTACACGCTCAACGAAATACTAACCCTAATCGAGAACCAAGCCGCAGCTCATCTTCAAGTGAGGCAGTACGGTCAGGGGGACGTTTGGGAGATAAACCCAAAGGAGCTTGACTACCTTGTTCTTTGGGCAATCGAGGAGAGCGTTGTATTATCGGAAAGAACATTAACCTACAATATCCGACTGTTGGCAATGGACAGGGTCTTACCAGGCGAAGAGAACGAACAGGAAGTTATGAGCGATACCATCCAAGTGTTATTGGACTTCGTGGCTTACTTCAGACAGCTTCACACCACAGACTTAAGCATTCAAACGAGCGTAACCCTTGAGCCTTTTACCGAGCGATTTGATGACAAAGTAAGCGGACATTCTTGCGTACTTTCAATAACACAACCATACGACTATAACAAGTGTCAAATACCTAACTAAAATGACAGAATCACAGAAACTAATCGGAACACGCGGATGCAAACTCCTCACGGGAACTGGAGCATTGACGAGTTTAAAAGGCTACGCTATAATAGCACAAGAAGATACCGTCTTTACTACCTTTGAAGTGGATGGAGTTGATGCCCTTGCTACCTTCGGGTTGACTGGCGCAACTGTAAAAGCTGGCGCGTACATAGTAGTGCCTTCAGGAGATGCTATCACAGCCATCACCATGTCCAGCGGAAGCGTTATAATTTATAATCAATAGAGATGCCATCTATTCTAACAAGACCATCGGGCGGTGGAGCAGGAGGCGGTGCATCCGTTGCCGTTGTATTTGATGACGATACACCAAATTTAGGGCAGTCAGTTACAATCACGGCAACTGCAACAGGTATAACACCAATATCTTACACGTTCTATCTGCCACAACAAGATGGTAGTTTTGAAACGGTAACGCAAGCTGGTAACACTTATGCTTGGGCTGTTTCTAAATACGATGCGTTCACGGTTACGGTAACGGCTACTGATGGAAGTTCTGAAGGTTCAGGAAGTGCCACAGGAACAACTACGGGTGATGTTGATGCAGATGCTTTCATAGCGGCTCACAATACAGCTACAGGCGGCACAATGGATGCAACGATGGAAGCCAACACATTGGGCTTTTTCTTGCGTTTGAAAGGCATTAACACTACTTACAACGAGAATGTCTTTGCGCAGTTATTGTCAGCCAATGCCGAGCTTTACCCAATGATGCCTGACGATGTAAGCAATGCAAGCATTTCGGGTTATTCCATTAACGCAATAGACCCAACTCGGAACGCTACAATGGTCGGGTTCGTTGCAGGTGATGCAACGGTTAATGGGCTTACGGGCGGTGCTGGTAAGTACATGATAATGAACAATGCACCTGATGACTACGGGCAGGATGATGCATCTGTTCACGCGTATATAAGAACATATTCGCAAAATAAAACTTCAATCGGTGCGTCAGACGGCACTAATACAGGAAGCCCAAACGCATCAACAACTTCAATAGACCAAGCTGCAACCGCTGTCAAAAGTTGTGTTAACTCAGACACTTCCATACTTACAAGCGCAACCAATTTAAAAACAGGTTTCTTCACAGCAGATAGGAACAATGCAGATTATCAATTAAGCGTACATAATGAAAAAATAAACGCTGTTGAAGCAAACACAAGTGCAATTGCATCTTCAAATGTTTATTACGGTATGGCAGGAAATCAAAATGGAACTGCTGGACGTAACTACGACGGTAGCGTTTCATGTTTGATCAATTCACAACACTTGGAAGAACTTGCTTTAATTACACTTACAGAAGCGGTAATCTGGCTACAAACTCAAATCGCAAGAAATGTATAAGATACTATTTTTCGAGCAGTTCGATTGGATTCCTGAACAAGCAAGTTGGGGAGCTTGGGATATACCAAGCCCGTACTCAGACGAAACGCACAACGGGTGGATGTTGCCTGATGGATGGCAAGAACACATGACCGAACGCGGCATAAGCTATGTGATTTTGGAAGTACCCGAAACTGAAGAACCATAAAACATGGACGCAATACTGGAATCACTTGCCAACTATGGCATCGCTGGAATCTTTCTTGCTGTTTTAGTATACTACCTGAACAAGCTGACAGACATCCACCGAGAAGAGCGTAAGGAATGGCAAGATGCCAACAATCAACACGTTGACAAGTTCAGCGAAGTGATTGCTGAGAACACGAAGGCGTTGACTGAAATGCGTTCAGAACTCAAGGAAAACCGTTGCAAAATGTAAAGTGGTGCGCTATTGCACCAAGAGAATGTGACTGCAAAGATGGAACAAACTGCGAAGACAAAAAGACCAAGCGCGGCAAAGTTAGCCGCAGAGGTAATAAAGGATTTTGAGGGCTACTCTTCAAAGCCTTATCTGTGCCCGGCAAACATTCCTACTATCGGCTACGGGAATACCATGTACGCAAATGGCGAACGGGTAACTATGGACGACCCTGAGATAACTGAAGAACAAGCCACGGAGATGCTTATGGACACCATAAAAACGGTTGAGAAGCAAGTTAAAAACGTGGTGGAGGTAAAGATTCCAGCACATAAATTAGCTGCTCTAATTTCATTTACGTACAACGTAGGAATCGGCAACTTTTCAAACTCTACTCTGCTGGCTTGGGTCAATTCAAACCCTGACTTCGCTCGTATTCCTGAGCAGTTCAGACGATGGAACAAAGGAGGAGGCAAGGTTCTGAACGGTTTAATAAGAAGGCGAGAAGCAGAAATAGAACTTTGGGAAGGGACATCGCAATACATTTAGCAAAGGTCTACACGCCCTACATTTTAGCTTTCTTACTGGGCGTTCTTGTGGCTTGGCAAGGCTGCGGAAGCGAACCTGACGTTATTACCATTGAGAAACCAATACACACAACGAAATATGTTGACCGTTGGCGGACTGATACCGTTCGTTTTGTTTCTAAGGAAATAGTAACGCGACACGATACCATCTACTCGGAAAAGATAGTTACTCGTTTAGA